CATGGCGTCGAGGGCCTTCTTGCCGGCGTCACCCAGGGCGGGTGCGCCCTCGGTCACGGCGGCGGACTCCGCGCCCGTCTCGGGTGCGGCACCGTCGGCAGTCGACTGGTCGACGGTGGCGGTCTCTGTGGCCGTGGTGGTCTCGGACATGGTTGCTGCTCCCATTGCGGGTAGACCCAGCGGCCTTGCGCCGTCGGGGGGAATGTGGGGCTACGTCAAGTAGCCGAAGCGCCGCAGCATGGTCACGGCCTCGGTGCGGTCGGACGCCAGCCGGTAGATGCCCTCGGGCGTCAACTTCCCGGCGCGAGCCAGGGTGCGACCCGACTCCCGCAGGCCGGATGAGTACCGGCGCACGTTGACGACCTTCCCGAGATCGGCGCCGTCCTCGACGATGGCCCGTAGGTCGGCCTTGGACAGGCCCGTGACCTTACCCTCGCGGATGAGGTCGGTCGGGTCGGACACGAGACCCGGCGCGGCATCCTCGGCGGCCGGGATCATCACGCAGTCGCAGTTCGTGTGGCGCTTGAAACCGTCCGAGTATCGGTAGACGCGGCCCGCTAGGACAGCGCACCGTGAGCACGACGGCGGGGACAGGTATCGGGCGTGGCCCACGAGCGGGCGGGCTGCGGATGCGACGGACTCAGCGGATCGACCGGCGTCCTGCACCAGTGACTCGACGAGGCGGCCCACGTTCGTAGCCTTGGCCGCCATGTCGGAGAACATGCGCCCGTCGGTCGTGAACGCCAGCGGCACCAGCGACCCGGACGGGGTCACGTCGGTGCCCTGCTCGGTGAGCACATCGGCCACGTACTGCTCAGACATTCGCGCCTGAGTTGCTTGGTGAACGGTCAGGATCGACGCGAGGGCGAGCGCGTTGGGTGCCGATCCGGCGGCGATGCCGGCACGACGGGCCAGGAGGGCGGAGCGGGCGTAGTGGCTACTCGCCGACCGGAGCATCTGGCGCCTCCGGGGGGCTCATGTCGTCGAGGAGTTGCTGCGTCACCGGGTCAAGTGCTTCAGCCCTGCGCCGCTGAATCTCACGGTCGATCTCAGGCTGTGACATGCCGTAGCGGCGCTCGAGGATGCCCGCCGACGACCAACCGATCTCGCGGTCCTTCAGCGCGGCATCGGAGGTCTGCGCGTCGCTGGAGGTCTCCGGGTTCTTCCACCCGATGACGGCAGTACGGCACGCCTCTGCCACCGTGGACTGACCACGGGCGAGGGCGAGCAGGCGAAACAACTCACGCTGCGGCCCACTGAGGTGCTTCTGCCCGTCGCGCACCTTCATGTGCAGCGGCGTGCGGAGCCCGGCCAGCGTCTCGCCGTTGACGTTCGCCAACGCGCCCAGGTAGTTCAGCGGCGTCTTCGTCTGCGCGCCAACGTGCTTGACGAGCGTGTCGATGACGCCCGTGAAGATGTCGAGCTTGGCCGAGTCGTACTGCCCGATGGAGGTGTTCTGACCCGTGAGCCACAGCATCCGGCCGCGGGTCAACTTGTCCGAGTCGACCGCTCGCTCACCGATCTTCTGCCCGTTCTCGTCCAAGATCGGAACCTTCGGAGGCTCCTGACCCATGACGACACGAGCAGGCATCGAGGCGTAGTCAGCGGCGCCGAACAGGTAAGCCCACATGAGGTTGATCGCGTCCTGCGCGGCCACCGTGCCCTCGATGTCCGAGATTGGGCCATGACCCAGGCGCGGACGGTTCGGGAACTCCACCAGCGGCACCACGCCGAGCGGGTTCGGCATCGGGTTCTTCTCGACACCCTCGCGCATCTCCCAGCCGCCCTCGAGCGTGAAGTACGCCGGGAGGATCAGGGTCGACGTCGTCGCCGGCTTGCGCTGGAACTTCCACACCTCATCGTCGAGGTACAGGGTGGCGAACTCCATGTCGTCATCGCGCCACGCCTTAAGCCCAGCCACGCGGCGGCGAGTCTCCGGGTCATAGCCGACGATCGCCTGCGACGCGTGCTCCCACGTCATCACCGGCTCGTCATCCGTGCCCGGCTTGCCCCACACCAGCGCGAATGATCGCTTCGTGACCGCGCCCGACAGGAAGCCCTGAGCCGACAGTGCCGGGCCCTCGAGCCGGTTCCAGTCACGCAGCAACTCGCGCTCGTCGGCGCTCATGTCGTCCGCGTCGTCGCCCAGGCGGATAGACGCGAACTCAGTCAGCTCCGGGGCCGCCGAACCGACGACGCCGCACCAGTTGTCAGACCAGCCGGCGAACCGGTTGGAATGGAACTCGCGGAACTCATCGGACGCATAGCAGAGGGGCTGCTTGCCGTCGAAGTAATGCTCGAACTTCTGGATCTCGGACTGTCGGTTAGACAACTCGGCCCACAGTGTCTCGACCTTCTTGGCGGCCTCTACGGCGGTCAGAGCCACGGGGCCTCCTCTCTCGGTCAGAACACGTAGGCATAGGACTCGGGCTCGTTGCCCCACCCAGCGGCGCGGGCATCAGACGCAGCCTCGTGCGCGAGGACCGACGTCACGGCGGCGTCGATCTTCTGGTGATAGGCGCCCGCGGGCTTGGACAGGATGTAGCGTTCGCCGGCCTTCGCCGCCTTGCGCGCGTTGCCGATATGAGTCGCCGACACCTTGCAGTCGTCGTGCGTCAGTGAGCCGGCAGTCAGGTCCGTCACGAACCGCTCGAGGGCCGCGTGCATCTGCGACACCCGGTAGGTGGGCCAGGGGATGACGACCTTGTCGCCGAACTCCAGCGCCCAGGCGTCAACCTCGGACTGCCACCACGGCGGATCGGCGTACATCCGCGTCACCCGGTAGCGCCCGAACAGCTCGGACACCGCCGCATTGACCTCGCCGCGGGGGATGATGCCGCCCCACTCTGCGGGGTTCCACAGCGTCGGACGCTTGTCCGGGCCATAGGTCGGGGTGAACAGGACGCCCTCGCGCGTCTCGGCGCGGATGCACGTCCAGTCGTCAGTTTGCGAACCGTCGAACCCGAGCGCTACGTCGAGCACGTCGACTCCCACAATTTGTCAGGCAGCCACGCGCCCAAGCCCTGCACCAGCCGATTCCCGAAGAAGCGCTCGGCCTGCTGCGGGTCGCGCTCCATGAGCTCGGCCGCCTCAGCCTCGATCGCGTCGAGGTCGACCCACGGGGAGCCGGCGTAGACGTAGCGGAGGATCTTGCGGCGCTCGGCCTTGTTGGCGAACGACAGCGACGACGGTGCCTGCGGGAAGTCTCGGAAGATGTCCTTGGCGGAGGACTCGAACGTGCGCTGGGCGACCGACAACTCTGCCGGGTCCCATGCGTTCGTCGTCTCCCACGCGCGGCCACCCATGCCAGCGAGGCCACGACGCTGCGTCTCGGCGACGCGCACCATGCCGGCCGACTCGGTCCAAATGCCCGTCTCGTCCTGCGGCACGAACGTCACGCGAGCACCCAAGCGGGACTTGGCTGATGACGTCACGGTGTCAATGCGCCCCGCGCCGGGAAGTCGGATGAACTCCTCGCCCGTCTTTGGGATCAGTTCAGCCAGCGGCCCGAGTTGGATCATGGGACGCAGCGCGTCGTAGATGTTGTCCGTCTGCTCATTCGACGTCGCTGTGATCTGGATGAGCGGAGTCGGCCACGGGATGCCCATAGCCTCGCCCGGCTCGTAGGCGTAGACGAACCCACAGCCACACCCGAAGTCGCGGCAGTCATAGACCTCGCCACCGCGAGCCCAGCCGTCGAACAGCGCCGGGCCGACACCCTCGAGACAGATGATCGCCGCGGTGAACGGACCCTTGCCCGTCTTCTGCGGTCGCACCGTCTGAGAGCGGCGGAAGTAGAACGCGGGCGCGAGTTGCCCACGAGTCGCAGACGGCTTCACCTGGTAGTGGTTCAGCGTGTCCCACGCCTGCCAACCCGAGAGCGCAAACCGTTGCCCACGAGAGAAGCCGTCAGGGATGACGCAGTGAGCCTCGATCCAGTCGACCGCGACGAACAGGGTCGGGAAGTCGACGCGGTAACTAGGCTCCGGGCTCGACATCAGTCACGACCTTGAAGCGGTCGCGCGCAGACTGGCCGGCAGGCTCGGACGCCTCACGCTGAGCGGCGACCTGATCGGCGGCGATCTTCCACCGACGACGAGCGAGGCCATCCTGCGAGATCCCGAGGCCTTCCATGAGCTGCTTGACCAGCGTGCCCAGGTTCGTCGGCGCGCCCGGCGCCTCGGCCTCAGTCAGCCGGCGCACATAGAGGGCAACCTCGAGAGTCGATCCGTCGCGCTCCCACTGGACAGCCTGCGGGCGAGCCCACTCGGAAGCCCAGACCTCGACCTCACGGGCCGACGCCTTCGGGGACAGCGGCCACTCGGGCGGATCACCCAAGCGACCCTCGGCCGGCAGCGTCGTCCACCCAGCCAGGTCGGACGGGCGATCGCGTCGAAGTGCGTTCGGGTCCGGCGGGGGGCCGGATCGAGCACGCGCACCACCTTGAGCCATGTTGCACCGCCTTGCGCGGGGAAGGCTGCGGCGTTGCGCTCGCAGCGGGGATATATCACGGGGGGCATGTGGCCGGAGGGTCTGAACTTGACCGACCCCTTAGCGCCCTCGACGCCATGAAGGCCGAGCGCAACGAGGCCAAGGCCGAGGCGAAGCGATTCGCCGACGAGTTCGCCGCACTCAAGGCGCAGATCGAAGGCCGCGAGGCCGAGCACGCGGCAACTT